ATAGTACTCAGGGCCATAATCTCTGGCTCTCCAGCTTTTGATGGTATTGGGACTAAGCCCATACCTTTCTGCTAACTGCTCTGTAGTTAGGAATTGTGTTTCGGTGACAGTCATGAAAGTAATTCAGCTTTTTTGGTGTCAAGTAGCTTACTGAGGATTTTAAATTCATCTTCAGTTATCTTTTCTTGAGTATAACGCACCTGTAAATTTGATTCATGAGAGATCAACCTCTCAAAATCTGTTTCTTTTTCAATAGCGGCTTTTGCAGCAATAAAGACATTTTGAGGCGGTGCGGCCTGTCTGGATTTGTGTGGTTTCTCTGGCTCAAGCTCCATGTTGTTATCCATATCAGTTTCAAGCCCAAGAATTAACTTAATACTGTATCTTCTTTGATAAGTAACAGAACTGCCCCAAACATGAGCTTCATTCTTTTTCTGCATATCTCTAGGAGGTATAAATAAAGGCAATTCGCTTACCTCTTCATGGCCACCTATATGAACTAATTTAGTTCTGATTATGGTTTCACCTGTTTCGGTATAACCAAAAAGCTGAGATAAGTGAAAACCATTTTTATGTAAAACTGGTTGTATTTTGGAAAGCATTTGCTCTAGTGGCAAATAGCTATATCCAAACTTACCAACTCCGACCTCTTTAGTTTTTCCTAATGATGGAAACTCTTGTTGAGCTTTTTGCAAAGCTTTGATGAATTGGACTTTAGGTTCAGTCATTTTTTTTGGCCCCTCTGGGTGTTTAGGTTCTAAGTTTGCAATCATTTTTTAATTACCTCTATGATTGATGATTGTTTTTTTGCTGGTTTTTGAATCTTATACATTTTGGTGTTTGGTCTTGGAGCAACAAACTTGGTAATGGATTCACTTGTGATATAAGAGTTGAAACACTTGATAAAAGCATTAAGCATATATCTTTGGGTTCCATAGTGCCTCTTTCTAAAGAATGGATCTGATAATTGATTTCTAAAAGAAAGAATCACGCTATCTGAAGGTAAGTTTGCACCTAGAGTCACAGCGTCCCAAAACTCCCAGATTTGAACATCTGACCAGCCAACATCTAAAAGCATGATTGAAAGAGCAAGGCCAAGACTTGGAGCAAAGCATTTAAATCTTTTGTGCTTTGTTTTAATTACTGAAAGCAAAGCCTCAATTTCCTCTGATCTCTGGGTATAAATGTTTGTGATTTCAGTAGGAGTAGGCTGTTGAATTGCAGTTCCACTCCATGTCTGGTTAGGGAACCTCTCATAACAGATAAGAACTTTTATAGCTCCAGAAACAACAAGGCCATTTTCACTGCCAAGAATATCTAAAGCGTCACCAGTTGTTCTTTTACAACCACTATCAACAACATTAAAAATGTCTGCTGGCATATTGGTAGCAACCATCATTGGCACAGTTTTGCGTGTCTGCAATACTGCGGCCAGTCTGTGTTGGCCGTCAATCAAGTTTCCCTCTTTATCGAAGGCAAGACCTTGATTAGTTACTTTCCACTCACCTTTTTCAATAGCATCAGATAATTTTGCAAGTTGATTATATCTGTACTTTCTGTTGTTTTTGTTTCTGTAAGTAAGAATCGTCTTTGCCATTTCTGGTGTAATATCATGCACCTCAAACTTTGGCTTGGTGTCTTTTTGAAATGAGACATTAAATCCATTTGGGTGGAGTGAGTGTTTGGATTCCGTTGGGGGCGGCGTCTGTGTATCCACGCCAGTATTTTGTTTGAGTTGCTTCAAGTATTTCTTGAAGAGTCTGCTCTTGGAGTTCATAGCCTTTGTTAATGAAAGATTGTGAAAGTTGATAAATGCCTACTGAGTAAGGCCATACTTTTTCTACTGCAATAAACACAAAGCGTTTTGCTCCAGTCGCTTGCAAATAGTGGGCTGCTTGCAGATGGTACAAAAAATTGCAAATTGTTTTTGTAAATTTGTCAGGGCTTGCACCACCCTCAGCAGTTGTTTTAAGGTCGATCACCATGTCGTCAACCACATAGTCACAGCGGGCCTTACATGGCAAGCCTGTTCCACTGTGAGTCCACCAGTAAGATTGTTCTGCCTTACCAGAGGTGTCATCAATGACATATTTTTTTGCAAAATCATTTCTGCTCAGGGCATTATATATACCCATAAATTGTGTCATTTCTGCTGTTGTAAAAGTTTCTCTGCCACTTTCTGCAAGTTGCAAAGCTAACTTCTTACCCTCTTTAGATCGTTTATCGTCCAGAAGGGCATATCTCTCAGGAAAGAGTTTTGGTTCAAGACAAAAGCAATGAACCATTGATCCAACTCTCATAGCTGGTGTAACAATACTAGGTGGATTATCTTTGCCAAACTTTTTTTGATGCAAAGCTTCCAGTCCATTAGTGATGCCATATTTCAAATCACTGGCAGCCCAGTCTTTTGCTGCTCTATAGATATGTTCTGGAACATCATGGCCTTGAATATGGTCTATCATTTGACCACCTTGAGAAAGTTTCTTTTGCCATAAGCTTCAATAAAGAATGGACTCTCAGGGCCATAATTTAAGACTAAGTCTGGAAAGGTTCTGAAGATTTTGGCCTTGTTGATGGGATCAGCAGCAAGACCAGCTTCAGCTAATTTTCTATGAAAGTGACCACCATGTAAGATGGCCATTTCAAGAGTTTTTGTAAAATCGTCTGGTTTCATAAGCTATAGTATGAGTGCGTCTTGGTGTTGACGCTTAGGTGAAAGTTGAATACTCCCAAAGGTCAGGGGTGGTCTTTGGGGGTATTTTTTTGCTCAAGACGTTCAACTCTTTTATTTAAAAGTTCAATACATTTGAGAACATGGGCTGAGACAAGTCCATTTAGTTGATGAGCCTCTGCCATTTGATTTGCTAATTCTTGGCTTAATTGCATAAATTCAATAATTTTGTCTATTGATTCATTAAAAGCTACAGCTTGATCGTGGCTTTGGATTCTTTGTGAGTCTCTCCATTTAGTTAAGTCTTTATAACCTTTTTCAAGATTTTTTACTAAGTGTGAAAAGTCTGGGGTGTTTTGTTCAGTCATTTAAAAACCTCTTTTTTGTTTTTTGGCAAAAGCCATTTTGTCTCTTTGGACAATTTCTTTCCACTCTTGGGAAGTGGTATCTATTTGAGAAAACTTAAGATCAGCTTTCTTGGCACTCCAGTCAACTCTGAATACATCTGCAAAGTTTTCTTCTTTGATAATGGTGGGAAGCATTACAGGGGTGTCTGGGATAATTCCTTTGTGTTGATTAAATTTATTCATGTTGTACATGATAAATTCTTTGCAAGAGTTATCTTTTGGAAAAAGAAAGATAAATCTTTCATTGTCGCAACGTCTAATACAAGTGCGACCAACCATGTCAATTATTGTGGTAAATTCTCTGTTCATTTAATTTGCTCCTTTTGTTTGACTTCAAAGTCATTGTGCATTGCTACTCTAATCAGATAATCTTCAAGTCTTTTGATTAGTTCTTCTCTTGTTTCTTGGTTTACCCAGCAACCCTCTTTGAGTGCTGAGTAAATTTCTACTAATTGATGGTGTTTAAAATTCATTTTGAATAATGGGTGGCACAGGCCATAGGGATTTGATTTACTAGACAGTCATGCTTTGTCATGTCATCTAGTG